CAACCATTGTAGAGGGCAACAGAAAATCGTCTCCCTCTCCTGCTGATAAGAATGATTTTACACGTTCTGCGGTGGCTTTAAATGCCGCCATTACATTCTTGTCTGCGTCGGGACCTATATTTTGTTCCTCTAAGCTTTCAAGCTCTTCTTTAATTATCTGTTGAATTTGTGATTTTGTTAATTTCATTTTGGGGTCTCCATTCCTTTTGTAACATTCTCTATCTCTTCTTGAACAATTTTCTGAAGTTCTTCGCTTGTTAGTGTCATACCTTCTTCCAATCCGAAAAACTTACCGCCAAGCCCTAAGACACCTTTCTTCTTGGGTACCAATTCTTTTTGAGCTTGTTTAAATACATCACTATCTTGCCACATACCATTTGGATCGACTCTCTTCAGTTTCTTTACAAGAATATTGAAAACCATGGGAGCTTCGCTTTCCTTGGCGCGTTTATGACTCTTCATAGCTGCTATTAAATTTCGATTCATATCTTCAATGAAACTCTGTGATTGTATCATCTCCGGCTCTTGCAGGTCTCCAGCTAACTGTACCTGACCAATTACACTGGGGAGCCCTGATGGAAATCCTATCTTTTTTTTCATCATCGCTACAACCCTGTCCCTGTTCGCTATTGCCTCGTCACGCTCTAAAGCATCTTCCGCATCAGCTTTAGCCATACTGGCCAGCTCCTCTTTATCTCGGCGACCTCTTTCTGCCTTGCGAATAATCTTGAGCTTTTCTTCTTCGTCAGCTTTTCGCCGTGCTTCACGCCCAGCAATATCAAAAGAGTCTTGTGCTTGATCATAACCACCACCCAGACCGGTGTTGTACTCTTCAAGTGCATCAAGCTCTTCTTTAATTATCTTTTGAATCTGCTCTTTGGTTAATTTCATTTTGAGGCCTCCATCCTTTTAGCCATCTGTCTTCTCGACCTTCAACCCATTGTATATAACATTTTTCGCAACAATCAAATTTTGACATGTAAACATCATCATTAGACTTAAAGGAATATGTTGAACAAACCGGACAAGATCTGGACGATTCTCTATTAAGTAGTTTTTTATTTATAAAAATACCGTCAATTTCCTCTTCATCAGATTCCAGTTGATCTCTTTGTTTGTATAAGTCTTTTAGTTGAGAAATGTATTCTCGCTCTTTATCATCAGTCCAGTTGGCCCTAGGGTGCTGTACTGTTTCTTCTCCGTACTTTTTTGCTATTGCTTGCTCTACTTTGATAACGTAGTCAGGATCTTTATTTTTCATCAAAACTCCCAGAGTTTCTTTTTTGCCATTCGGCTGATTCTTTATCTACTTTAATTGGTCCACCCTTTGCCCAAGTGTGGCATGCTCGTGCTGAATGACATTTGAAATGGTGCATCCAGCAATAGCCGAGGACTCCGTCGTCATCAAACGTATCTCCGGGCAAACATTCCTTCATGCGAGGAGATATATCAAAAGCAACACAGTTACCACAAAGAGACTTCTTTGCCGCTTTTACACTGGTCTTCCAGTATTTAGCGATCTTCTCCCAATAGTCTGCTGGTTCGTCAACGTTGAGAGGTCCATAGTTATACTTCTTTATTGTTGCGTCTCGGTTCTTTGTGTTAAGAGCAAGATCTTGAGTTGCCGGTGGACAAACCAGCTTCTTTATTTTCTTTATAATTTTAACCAACATATTAGTTTACCGCATTTGCTATGGCAATTGTTGTGCCTATCCCAGTAATTAGTCCTAAGCTGAACCAAAGTCTACTTTTCGGGGGTGTTTTCAACTCTTCAAGCTCTTGGATACGCTTTTGCTGTTGTAGAATTTTTGTATCGTGAATTTCGTTATTGAACTTCATTGCGCTCTTGAGCTTTCTTATCTCCTCGTTCTTGTCTGCTTCGAGCATTGCGAGTTGATATTGCATCTCGATACGACACTCTTCTGGTGCGTTTACGATCTCCTGAGTTATAAGATCAATCGCTGCGTCGCTCATCAGGCGTCCATTAAATGGTGCCACATCTCCCTTTTGGAGGTAGGTGTATTCGGGGCTTGACCCCCATGCTAGCGATAACAGTGCTAGTAAAATCATTTCTTGTCTATTCCTAATTGTTCAAAAACCTTATCAGGATCAATATCTCTTTTCAGATCTTCAAGGTCATGTTGTTTCTTGAGTTCAATTCTTCTCTTGATTTCCCTAGTTCTGTCGTCGATGTTCTGATCTCGTTTGGTTTTTTTATTTGCTGCTTGCTCAATTGCTTCTGCTTCTGCTTTGTATTGTGCTTTGGCTATCTCTGCCTGTACAAGCAAACCACGTGCGTTCTTTCTGCCAAGAACATAGGCCAAACAGAACAAGCCCACAAGAACCAACCAGTTCCAGTGAGCCTTTATCCATGCTTTTGCTTTAGACCAACTAACCACCATGTCTCCACATTTTTGCAAAGTCAACGGCAGTTTGTCCGCCGATGTATATCATAGCAATCATTCCCCAAGTCTCCGGATCAAGTTGGGCCGAAGCAAGGAGAGCAGTTGCGCAAATAAAAACAAGAAGCTTGCGAGATATAAGTCTTTCTTGGACAGCATCTAAAATACCTTTCTTTGGATTATTTAGGTGCAATGCTTTTTGAAAGTCCGGACTCGCAAGCTTCTCTTGGCTTGCCTCTACTATATTTTCATTTAGAGTTTCAAGTATCTTTTCTTTATCCATTTGTTACACCTTTACTTTAGCGTAACCTCCAACCTTGTCTATATCAATTGTCATATCAACACAGTCTTTAAGAGAGTCAAGATGTGAAATAATTAAAACAGTTTTAAATTTAGTCTTGATCATTTCTAATAGTCGGATAAATCCTTCCATATGTTCTTGATCCAAAGCAGTTGCAGGTTCATCAAGTATAAATAGTGTCGATTTCGGTAAATTAGTAATAGAAATCAAAGCTAATCTAATCGCCATGGCAGCAATTGTTTTTTCAGCACCTGAGCCCATTGATAGTGGCCTAGGTTCGTACTGCGGGTGTTTAATTAGGATGTCAAGGTTTTTTCCGTTGTTTTCAAACAACACTTCAAAGTCAACAATGTTAGCAAGGCACTTTTGTATCTCTTCGTTGATAACCGGTAGTTTCTGCTTAATAACTTCATAGGCTATACCATTAGGGTGCATACATCTCATAAACAAGTCATATGATATCCAACCTCTTTCT